ATAGCACCGGACACATCTTTAATTTTTAATGCAGCGTTTATAAGAATATCATATTCAGAACTATCTGTACTAAAAACTTCATCGTCACTAAATCTAATAATACCCATAAAATATTCCTTCTTATAATTTTATCACTTTAATCTTAAGTTTTATAACACCTTTATCTTTAAAACCCAATTTAATTGCGCACGCTTGTGTTATATCAAATTCTCTTCCTTTTATATATGGACCGCGGTCATTGATCCTAGCTACAATAGAAGACTCGTTGTTTGGATTATAAAAATGCACGAGTGTTCCAAATGGAAGTGTTTTATGAGCTACTGTACAGACGTGTGGATTAAACTTTTCACCGTTAGCAGTTTTCTTGCCGTGATTATACCAGGATACGCGTGCGTATCCATCATCTTTTCCATGCGCATATGAGCTTGAAAAAATAACAATACACACGACTGCAATTAGCAATCGTATTAACATCGGTAACTCCTTTGTATATTTTTAAGCTGCTAACGCCTGAATATCTTTCAATCTATCGGCGCAATTACTAGCAGCAAAAGCGTATGGTTTAACACGAGGTTCAATATTACAAGTACCTACAATGTAGCCTATAGCTTGACTTACCACACAAGATGAACCGTATTTATCTTTAGGATTAATATCTAGATGTATCTCACAATACCTATCATCAATACAGTCGACTAATTTAGAATATAGTGCTTCAACTTTATATACTTCATTCATTAAACGAATAGCTGGTTTGTTATATTTTTTATCATAATCTTTTTCACGAATAACTTCACCAAATATTTTGCAACCGTGTTTACCTTCTTTATGAATAACAACTACAGTTGCATAATCGGCGTACCAACCATCATTGAGCTTGAATCTTTCAGAATCAGCTCCAATATATATCTTTGAATTTTTTGAACTATTCTTAATATAGTCTTTAACTTCATCTATATTCATTTTAATCATATTATGTGCTGCAGTTTTAATAAGTGTGATTTAGAAACTTTAACTGTTATCCATGAGTTATAATAATCATCACGTTCGAGTACATCGCGCTCAAATTGATATTTGGCTTCAAAATAATTACACTCACCCTTCGATGAACATAATCTAAGTATCTCTCTAGTAAAATATTTTTCGCCAAGTTGAATTACATCAACGTTGAGTTCTCTGTTTGAACCATAATATACTTTCCAATCACTGTCAACTAAAAAATGTTTTTTCTTACCCTTTATTTGCTTAGTACGCTTTCTTTTTAGAAGTTTTTTGCCGATATATTTCTTCTGATTAGTATTATTAGTAATAATATAAACGAAGCCAACATACTTATCAAGTGTACTCTCATCTAATAATTGACCTTTATAAATCCATTCCATACAGGGCGCCCTCCTCCCTGTATTTATTTTAGATGGATAGATTAGTCAAGAACTCATTTGTTACATCGTTCTTTACTCCACCGACAGTATAAGAAACGTTTTCTGTTTCTTGGGGCGCTACTTGAATCTCGCTACCGGATATCCATTTCTGGGTCCACGGCAACGGATTAGATGAAGCTTTAAACTGTGTGGGAAGATTAATAGCCTGCATTCTTTTATTAGTTAACCAATCAACATACTGACTAAGTAAAGTAGAATTAAGACCAATCATTGACCCATCTTTAAACAAATAATTAGCCCAATCTTTTTCTTGTTGAGCCGCCGATAAAAACATTTCAATGCATTTATCACGAGTTTGATCCTTGATCTTAGCAAAATCTGGATCATCAGTTGGTAGTAACTTAAGAAGTTGTTGAGTACCAGCAAGATGAAGATTTTCGTCGCGACAAATAAATTTGATGATCTTAGCGTTACCTTCCATTTTTTTCAATTCAGCAAAAGCCCAAGAACAAGCAAAGCTAACATAGAATCTAATGCCTTCAAGAATATTAACAGACATTAGTGCCATCCATAAACGATACTTATGTTCAAATAGTCTTAGATCATGATCAATGAAATTATCAGAAGAATTCATTTCTATCAATTTATCATAGTACGTACTAATATCAGAAGCACAATTTACGATCTCTAAGATATCAAGCATTTTATCAAATACTATAGAAGGATCTGAATAAACGTTGCGAATGATGTAAGTGTATGAGCGCGAGTGAATAGTTTCAAAAAATGTCCATGTCTGAATCCACGTTTCAAGCTCTGGTAAAGAACATATAGGACCAAACGCAGCCGTTGGCGCGCGTCCTTGAACTGAATCAAGTAAAATTTGGCGCTTTAAATTTGAAGTAAAAATATGCTGCTCATGCTTCGTAAGAGTCTTAAAGTCGCGACTATCACGCATTACATCAACTTCTTCTGGTCTCCAGAAAAATCCCATGTGATTATTTGTTAATTTCTCAAAAATGGGATATTTCTGACGATCATACCTAGCGATCGTAATAGGATCGCCAAAGAATGCTGTAGTCTTCGTATGATCATTAAGATCTCACGCATTACATCAACTTCTTCTAGTCTCCAGAAAAAACCCATGTGATTATTTGTTAATTTCTCAAAAATGGGATATTTCTGACGATCATACCTAGCGATCGTAATAGGATCGCCAAAGAATGCTGTAGTCTTAGTATGATCATTA